TGCGCCACGCGGCGTCCGCGCCGATGAGCGTGTTCCAACGGTAGAACTCGTCCACGTCACCGTTAAAGTGGGAGCCCACCACTCCGTTACCGATCGCGAATGCTTGATTGTTCGTGAAGTACGTGGTAAGCCCTACCGTCGTCCGTACTGTTCCATCGTCCACGACCAATTTGAGATCCCCGTTAGAACTGTCGTGCCACACGATGACGTGATGCCACGCGCCGTCGTTCACCGCCGCCGCTGACTGGACCTCTCGGTTGAAACTCGTGAACTCCCACCGAAGAATTCCGGCCGCGCTGATGAACAGTGCGTGATCGCTTCCGGAATTCGACTTAGCGAAGATGCTTTGTTGGGTAACCGTGGTCGTCTTGATCCACAGTGAGTATGTGAGATCCCGATCTCCACCGTCGAGAGCGTCATCCGTATCGGCCACGCTGAGCGACTCAGTGTTTGCTGAAACGAAACTCGCCGCATTCCCGATCTTGCCCGCAGCGCTCGCCACCGTGTTGTTGTCGGTCAGCTCATAGACCCCAAGCACGTCCGCACGGGCAACCGGCGCGCTGCCGTCACTCGACTCATCCAGCTTCCAGCCGGCGACAAGGTTGTCCCAGCGAGGGTCCACGCCGTCACCGACAGCCCCAGACGGGTGTAGCTTTAAACTAAGACGGCTTGGGTACAGCGTAACTAGCTCCCCCTAAAGCAGGCCGTACACGCCCGAAGCAGTCGTGCCAGTTGCCCAAACACGCTTGACGCGGCCTGGGTTATAGCCGGCGGGGAGCGGCAGGATGATCACCGTACCCACCAAGGTAGTAACCTTGACATCGCCAGCCGTGCCAATGAGCAAACATCGGGGCACGATAGACAAATCCGCGTTATCGTCCGGAGTAATTGTAAACGCATCCACCCAGGGCTCGCCGGTGCCACCGCCGCTACGGTCAATAGTAGGCACTGTATTCTCCTACCTTTCTATAGGTGTGGGGTGGAGGCCCGGAAGCCCCCACCCCACCAAAGTCACACTAGGACTCCTAGAGAGCCCTGATGAACACCTTCTTGAGCGCCTTCGCGGCCAGCGTCGTGGTCGTGATGGCGGCGACGGCCTCGGCCGCGTGGAAGAACCCGGTCTTGCCATCCGCAGCGGCGGAGTAGGCAAGGTGGGTTCCAGCGTCCACGGTCACCAGGATGCTGCCGGCGGCGATTGCCTGCGTCGCGTGATTGGTGACGTACACGTTGGCGTTGTAGCCGTAGGCTTGAACGGCACCGTACGCACCATTGGCGAGAGCGGCAACGAGAGGCCCGACGGCCAAACCGAGAGTCGCGGTCGCCGGGGTTGAGACACGAACGCCGTCCGGAGCGGAGATGTCCCAGGCAACGAGGTCGCCCTTGACATAGGCACCGCCACTGACGTTCTTCACACGGGCGTAGCCGACCTCAGCCTGGTCGTCGCCCACCACTGCGGGGAACAGCATTTGTTTTTCTCCTTCTTCTTGGCTAGAGGTTGACTACGTAGTGGCGGACTGAAGCGTGGCGATGTTGATGTCACCGCACACGCCCAGCTTCCGCCGATGGTCCGTCCAGTGCGTGCCGCGCCAGACCACGAGGTTGACGGGGCGCACGGCGTCCTGAGCCGAGAAGTTGCCCTGCTTGTCGGCGGTAAGGCCCATGAACTCCGAGTTGCCCATGTACCACGTACCGTCCGTGATCGCGGTAGTGCCGTTGTCAACGTCGGGAACGCTCTCGTCGGCCATGACCGGCGTGCCGTAGAACTCGACGTTGTTGAACGGGATGTCACCCTTGCGGTAGTCGGGCAGCCGAGCGATCAGGCGGAGAGCCCGCTGATAGATCGCGAACGTCTGCTCGTCGGCGACGCTGAAGTCGGGGTAACGGTTGACGCCGCCACCGCCTCGGCCGCACTTGATGCGCAGGAAGTCGATCTCGAACAGGAAGTTGCCGAGAGTCGTGGCGGCCGAGTTGGTCGTCTGGTTACGCCACCATCCGTTGGCCGACTGGTCGACGGCACCGACCGTAGTTGCGGTCGTGGGGTCGTACTTGATGAGCAGCGGGATCGGGTCGACGAACACGGTACCGTCTACGGCCGTGTACGGGGTGATCAGTGAGGTGCCATCCACCGCGCCGTGACCCTGTAGCAGAGCCTTGGAGAATAGGTCCTCGAGAGCGGCGATCGCACCGGCGATCATCTCGTCTTCCATCGTCTCCGAGGCTTCGGTCCCACGAGTCTTGAAGCTGTCCATGTCGGACACGGATGCGGGAGCGGCGGCCTGCCGCCAGTCCCAGAAGCCGGCGGTCGTGCTGTCGGTCGGGTTGATGTTCGCGACGCTCCAGTTGCCCATCGGCTGAGCAGCCTGGAGGGTGTGCCGGAGTGTCGTCCTCAGCCGGTCGCCGCCCGAGTTGGTGGTCTTGTAGGTTCCGCGCTTCCGGTAGAAGTGCATAAAGGGGTTGCTATTGGACACCTGATCGATGACCTTGGGACGCAATTTGTCCAATGTGAGAGCGACCTGAGTTGTGAATGAACGTGTCTGGCTGGTTGCAGGCATTGATTGTGCCCTCTACTTAATGTACGACGGTTTTCGGTGTCCTTTTACCGGCGGGTTCGACACCAGATTTGCCGCCGGCCCCGTGGTGCTTAGTCCCTTCCTGAGAGGGCACCAAACCGAGGTACTCAAGTAAGCCCACGATCTTGTCTCCACTATCCCCGAGGAACCCGAGAGCAGTGTTACATCCGCTGCACAGAATGCCGCGGATGCACTTGGTGCATCCTCGAGTCCCGGTACAATGGCCGTGACCGTGGTCAATACCCCACACGCCCGGTTTATCCAGGTCGATGGGTTTACAACAGCCGGGGTTTTCACACTGGAAATTGGCCCGGTACAACATCCAAGCGAACTGTTCGACAGTCAGGCCCCACCAGGCTAGCGCGTACTTGAACTTCTCGCGAGATGCCCCCTGCTGGGACATGCGCTCCCTGTTGTTCGCGCTAGTACAGTCCTGACACGTAGTGCGTCTGTACGTTCCCCCCTTGTACAGACGGTTGAACGCCGCCAGGGGTTTACGCTTGCCGCATTTGGTACAGGTTTTCATCGGCCGGCCTTGATTTCCTCACGCGCGACGCGCAAGGAGTCACGGAACGAAAGCTTGGGATCGAGGGCGGCAGTGCCAGACGTGGCCGCCCCCGTAGGAATGTCATGAGGCTGCTTCTCGCGCGCGGCTCGGGCCATGCGCTCCGAAACTTCGCGTGTCACCTCGGAATTGGACTTGTCCGGAGCGGCCAGCTTGTACAGGTAGCGAAGGTAATCCCGGGTAGAGACGCCCTCGCCCTGGTCCAACTGCTTGGACAGTCTGACCATATCCTTTTCGATGTCCTTGTTGATTGGGAGCTTCTGCTCCTTCAACTCGGCTCCAAAGGCCTTCAAGTCGGACGCGATATCCTGCTTCATCGTCTCGACGGCCCTGTCATTGATGTGCTTCAGGACCGGACCGAGAGCCGCGTCCACGACGGCCTTCGCGCGCTTCTCGACGGCCTTGTCGAACAGGGGCTTGACGGTAGAAGCTTCATCGCCGAACATCTCGGTGAGTTCGGGGTCGATCTCCTCGACGACTGCCTCGGCCTCCTTCAGGGTCAGACCGTTGCGCTCAGCGATGGCCTTAATGACGCCCCTGGGGTTGTCCCGAATGCCGTCATAGAGCGCCCGAGCGTTTTTGAGCATCTCTCGCTCTTGCGCGACGGTGGCTTCCTGCTCCTCCAGGGCCTTGGCCCGCGTTGCCACTTCCGTGGTCTTGGCCTTGTAATCCCGGAGCATGCTCGCGTGGACCTTGGATAACTTCGGGTCGCTCTTGATAGCCTCGAGCTCCTCGGCGGTAGCGTTCTCGATGAAGTCTGCGACTTCCTCCTCGGTGGCACCTGCACCGAGAAGCGCAGTACCGGTTCCGGCATCGTCGGCCGCCCCGGCAGTGCCGGCTGCGGCTGCGGCTGCGTCGTCTGCTGCTACTGCTACCCTGGCTTCACCGATGGCCCCCAGCATGGAGGTTTGACCGGATGCCGCAGGTACTGTGGTCGCCATGTATTCCTACTTTCTTGTCGGACGCCAACCGTGTTCTACGCCCTCTAAAAGGCGAAATTGCCTCAGGGCTTTTTCCTTGGTCGCGTGAGTACCGCGAACTTCTCCGGTGGACTTCTTTACCACCTGAAACTTATTGCCCGACTTGCGTACGGCGTAAGGATTGGCCTCGACCACGTAGCCCTTCTTGGGCTTCGCCTTGGCCTTCTCCTTATTCATGCGCATGTCCAGCAAACGACCAGCAAGCTCCTCATATGCCATACTGGGACTCCCGGAACATGCCGCCAAAGTCTTGTTTCGTCATGCGTTTACGCCGTAGCTCTTCCTCCAATGGACCGCCCACCATCGTCTGCATGTTTTGGGGAGTCGGGATAGAGGTTTGCGGAGCAGGTGTCGCCGGGGAATCAAATGGCGCGGTAGCAGGAGCCGGGGCGCGAGCCGGGGCTGAAGCAACAGGCACAGCAACAGGTGCAGCCGCGCCCCCGGAAGTGGCCGCATCGAACATCCCCTTGTCGGCCCCCCACCAAATACCCCCGCCCCCTAGGGGCTTGGCGAACGTATCGGGAAGATTCGCTCCGCCCGCCCCGACCCCGAACTGGCCCTGGCGAGCCATGAATTTCTCCTCGAGCACATTCTGCAGGTCTGCGAGTTCTGCGGTGCGAGGATCTGCCGGGGCTTTTGACTCGAGTAAGCCCGTCGCAGGGTTGACAGCGGGAGCGGCGACGACTCTACCGCCGCCTCCTCCGCCTCCCCCACCGGGGGGCTGCATGTCACTGGCCTTGCCCGCAGCATTCCAGCCGGCCTTCCAGCCACCGGCAGCGGGATCCCATCCTTCGGCGATCCAGGTAGCAAGCTGGCGATCGGTGTACCGCTCGTAGTCCTCGTCCTGCGCGGACCTGTCGCCGGCCACGTAGGCCGCATGCTGCCCCTGCGCCCATTTGCGAAGCTCGCGCGGTGTAGGAGCGCGCTTGCCCATCCATGTGGACGCATCGGCAGCACCAGACGGGTCAGCGACAGCCCCACCCGCCGCTTCCCATCCTGCCTCGGTCGCGCCTGCCTGTCCACCCGCCGCTACGATTGCGCGTGGGTCGCCTGCATCGATTGCGGCTTGGTACCACTGGTCGGCGGTAGACCCCGAGGAAGCAAGCGAGGCCCGAACCTGTTGCTGCTCGGCAGCAGGTAGGGTCGCTAGGTACTGCTCGGCTGTTTTGGCCATGTCAGTAGTCTAGATTGCCGCCACCGCCATCCAGCTTCAACTTGCACTCCTCGAGCCTCAACTTCTTCAGCTTCAGCTTGATCTCGAGGGACTGTCTGACCTTCTCGGCGGCCTTCTTGGCGTCGAAGGAGCCCAACTCCTGCCCGAGGACCTTGACCTCCGAAACGAGACGCTGATGCTCCTCCTTACGCCAATCGTGATGGTCAGAGCCGGGCGGTCCAGGATGCGTCGTGTCTACGCTGACTCCTATAGACACGACGGGTTTGAACTTTTTTGAGGCCTTATCCGTAACGGCCTTGGCGATGTCTTCCATTTAAAACTCCGTGCCCCCACTACCGTAGGGACGAGGCGCGAAATCGATGCCGTTTTCCTTCATCAACTTTCGGCGTTGCTCGCGGGACGTGATACGGACTCCCCGCACATGGCGGCCCAGATTCTTGTTGAACTCGGTTTCGTGTGCCCGGGGGTCACTGTATGGCAAGAGATGGGGGTCTACGTAAGGCGTGAAAGGATCGTACAAGCCGTGCATCTTCATCGGCTTGTGGTACTCGGGGTTGCCTTTGCACCATTCGCCGGGTCCTCCCCCAACAACGAGTTTGGCTCCACAGATGTCGCAGTGTAGATTGTATACCATCTCTATGTCCCTTTCAGTGTAGCACAGCGAGGATCCATCTGTCAATCCCCACTATACAGGGGCATTAATCGGAGACGGGCCCTTTGGTGGAACCATTGGAGGGCCACCGGGCCCAGCGGGCCCCGGAGGGCCAACGGGCCCAGATGGGGCAGGCGGCGACGGAATGCCCTTGGTGGCAGGTCCACCTATGGCAGCCATCTGCATCTCCATTTGTACAAGTTGTGCGAACGCCTGCCCAATGAGTTCCTGGTCCCGGGCAGACTTGACGCCATGCAGCGAAAGCACCCGTTTGCGAAGCTCAGGCGAGAAGTGCAGGAGGCGAACCGCGATTTGATTTCCCGCAAACGACATCACCTTCATGATACGGTCACGTTCCATCTCCTCCGCGACAGGGGACATGGATTCCTCTTCGATGTACACTGACCAGTTCAGGCCGTTGCCGGCATCCCGAAGGTCGACGAAGGTGATTTCCTGCCACATCGCGGCGATATTCTGAGCCTCAACCGAGTACCCGACGGCGGTGTTATCAGCATTGAGCATAACCCATCGGGGCAAAGCCATTCGCTCGATAGCCAGCATGACGACCTCTTGAACAACCGAAGCCAGCCATTTGGCCACGGCCGCGCGTTCGAAGGATTCGGTGACCTGAGCCCGCACGTCGATGATCTTCGCCTGGGTGGCTGTCTTGGACTCAGGGACACCGTGGGTTTCGGCACCCTTACTGGCGGCCTGGGTAAACTCTTGGTTGGCTAGGGCGAGAGTCTGAGAGGCCACTATGGAGTAGTTGGGCTGGGCTACAGCCTCGATCACACCGTGAGTATTGGCCTCGCGCGGAATGTAAGTCCCCATTTCGCCCGATTCCAACTTCTTCATGTCCTTGGCATCAAGGGCCAGCTTGTCATAGGTGTACCGAGGAACCGTACCCTTACGATTCTTCCGAAGCCACTCACGGGAATCGTTGATCTCGTCCTGGGGATGAAGCTGATGATAGATCGGGGGAATCGGATAGAACGAGTCCGGGTCCACATCGGGACGGTAGAATTTGAGAGGGAGCCGCTTGAATTTCTTCTCACGAATCGGACCCTTTGTGTGACCCTCAGCGAACACCAAGTAAGTCATGGTGCGCTGGTCCCAGATGTGGTAGAGTTTCACCTTGTCAGCAGAAGACACGGCGGAACCACCGTCATCCGGCCTACTGCCGACATCCTCGTTGGTCTTGATGCCAGACGCCTTCAGGTCCTCGACATTCTTGTAGACAGGGCTGTCCTTGATGTCCTCGAGGTAATGAACGGACCAGTACCCGATCCAGGCGTTCTCTTTGATGACCCCGGTATGGTCAGCGCACACCACCACCTGTCGGGCCGGAATTCGCCTTACATAGAAGCGCTCATCGGAGATCGAAGGACCGACATCGTCACCATGGAGGCCCAGAACATCCCCGAAGCGAGGCTTGGCGAGTTCGGGCCCTACCGCAGTGTCCTCCTTCTCCTTCAGAGGCGGGGCGGGAGTCACTGCCGGGTTCTCGACCGGCGTGGAATCGTACATCGCCTGCACGCAACCGAAGGCCCAATATGCCTCCTTCAGCGCAGCGTGCGTCGACTCGTCGAAGTTGACCGAATCATCCCGAATGAGGGTATTGCCGGTATCCTGGAGCAGCTGAATACGGTCATCGATGGACCTGCCCGGTATCTGACCAGGAGTGTCAGCCAAGGCAGGCGACGCCTTGACCCTTACGAACGGGGTTCCAAAGTAGACGGACGGGATAGACGTCTTAACATCGGGATGCACACGGTTGATCTGAACCTTGCGCTGTTGGAAGCTGTCCTCGGGCTCTTCGAGCTGGTCGCCCCTCCAGTAGTCCTTGCACCTACCGATCTCGTACGCTGTCTCCCACGCCTTCTTGGCCTTTACACCCTGGTCCCAGCGCTCGAACCAAGTCTTCGCGAAGGCCTCGAGATCCCTCTTTGCCACTTGTTACCCCTTCTCAGACTAGCGGTTCCGGTTTGGACTCGGGCTTCTTCCCGGCAGCCTTCTTGGCGACCTTCTCGGCGGCTCTTTCGAACTCCTCGCGACGCTTCTCGATGAAGTCCAAAACACCCTTGCGGCCCCCCGGAACCCTCGAACTGGACTCCTCGACGCCCCTGAGGACTTCCAGTTCCTCGGCATTGCCCGCGACGCCCACGATACCCTTGGCTTCCTCGATATCCATCGCTGCGATGTCAGGAAGCGAACTCGCCGAGGACGGAAGGGGGTTCTCGGGGATCAGAATCGACCCCAGGGTAACGTCCGTAGCCTCCACGACATCGGTGACACGCCACTCGACGTGGATTCCGTGCTTCGGGAGGGCATCTTCGCCTTGCGACTTGCCCCTCTCGATGTGAATGAAGGCCAGTCGGAAGGCCCTCTCGATGCCCCCGATGGACTCCGCCTTCACGACGACTTCTGCGCGCTTGTACTGAGGCACTTTAGTATCCTCCAGCAACTCTCCGGGCCCTAGCCCGGATACGATTGGACTTCGCCGTCTGCTCCATTAACTCCCTGATGTCTATCACGTTGGGGTCCTTCTTTTCTATGATGCGGGTCGCGGCCGGTCGGCTGATCACGAAGTACTTCAACGTGTCGTAGGCGTGGTCAACGATGACTTCATCACGCTTATCGGAGTACACCGACTGGCCGTCGCGCTCCCCGATTTTAACCCTACGCTGTCCTCTAGTCTCCTTGATGACGTAGTAGCACCCCTGAGGGTATTCCGGGGTCTTCTTGATAAAGTAGAGACGGGGCGCCCCTAACTCCCCGGTAATTGGATGCCGATGCGTAGGGTCTATCCTCAGATACTCCTTGATCCTAGCGCGGGTAATCAGATCGTACGTCTCGGCGTCGGATCTCGGAATAGGGGCAGGAGTCCACCTTACGATGGTTTCCTCGGGCATGATCTTGGTGTCAAGCCACTCATCGGCAACACTTGAGGTAGGGGCGGAGGTAGCCGTGCGGCCCCGGGACAGCGAAAAGATGCTCGGGTCGGCGATGTTCGAAGAGTAGTTAATGCGCGAGTACACCGAAGCGACCGGGATATCCTGTTTCGACAGTTCCCAGACCTTCTGTCGATGACCGCTGATCAAGTCTACCTCGTAGTGCTCGCGGTACACGAAGATGTTACCGTCATGATCGGTGCCGTGCCAGAGCACGACGGTGGGAGCAGAGTCGCCGTGATCAAGACTCCGGTGAAGCCGCATATCATTGATGATACGCTTGACCAACGCCGAGTGTGGCTCGAGAATGCTCAGAGGGTCTATCGTGAAGATAGAGCCCTTCGGGTTACTCCACAGGCCCTCAACGAATCGGTGACGAAACTCCTCATCCTTAGATTGAAGCTTGCGCAGATTGGCCCGAGACGCAAAACGGTTCGATGTTGAGGGCATACGAATGCTGCGGTAGCCCTCGGCAGCCCATCTCGCGCGCTCTTCCGACTCGTCAGCAAACCGAGTGAACAGGAAATGGTCCTCAGATTCAGGCGGGTTGGCGGTCGCGAACAAAAAAGGCGGAGGCACCATCATCTCGCCATCTTCGCTGGTCCAAGGCCATCCATCGGGGTACATATCCAGTATGGCCTGGGGAATCTTGGCCTGGGCCCAGCGGCCGAGACGGGAATCCAAAGTGTCCCATACCCGCTCGTTAATCTGCTCCGCCTGGTCGATAAAGCCGTAGTTGATCTCGAGCCCAGCCAGGATATCGATGGACTCCGGCTTGTCCAGACCTAAAAAGTGGATCAGGGAACCATTATTAAGCTGGCAGATCCCCTCCTGGTCACTGCGGCGGCCTCTCGAATAGGCTTCGGGCGGACACAGCGAGTAAAACGTCTCCATGGTGGTCTTGCGAAGATGTTTGTAGGTAGCCCGAATTATGGCCGCACGGGAATTTTGGAAGGTGTCGAGGAGAGCCAACAGCTTCAGGATGCATGTCCAGGTCTTCGCGGCGTTAAAGCCCCCTATCAGGAGCAGTGGGTCGGGACCTGCCTCGAAGCCCTGACGCTGCTCCTCCGACGCCCAGCCGATTCTACGAATTGACCGCAATCTAGCTCCCGGTCATCTTCATCGCAGTGCCAGCCGGCATGACGATAAGAGGACCAAGATCGATCTGGGCCCCCTTGCTGGAAATCACGCCGGTGGCGGTATTGATATCGCGTAAAGCTTGGAGAGCCAGAGCCGCGTTGGGGCCCTTTGCGCTACGCGCGATCTTGACCAGGATATTGGCCCGCTGCCGGATGGTTAGTTTCTTGTTGAGAAGGGCAGCATACTCCTGGGCCGCCTTCTGGTCAGCCTCCTCGAGCATGTCGACCGCGACTTCGCGTATACGCGGGCCTTGGGGGTTGATATGCCCAATGACCCTACCGCCGGCCCCCGTCTCAGCACTGACAACGGGAGGAGCCGTCCCGCCGGAAACCTCGTCGTAGGCCTCGGCTAAGGCAGGGACCGGCGGTAGAGATGTGGGCTCCGCATCGGGCCTGTATACCAGGTCCCGTACCTCCGCCTTGAACTCTTCTTGATTCTTGAACCACTCCTTGCGGGTCACATCGTCGCAGGCTTTGCAGCTGAACCTGAGGCCATCCTTGGCCTTCTTGCGCTTGTTGAACTCCGATACCGGCTTCTTAAGCTGGCACTTGGTGCAGACCTTGGACAACATCATTGGGTTGGCTCCACTACTAACATGAACTGTTTGTCATCCGGGGCATCGAACAACTTCAAGTCGCTGTCCGGACTCAGTTGCTCCGCTAAACGCTGGAGGGATAGTATGGCCTGAAGCCTGTCCCTTGGGGGTGTCCTCGAGGAGCGGTACCGCTACCACTAACAGTTTCACAGGGCCCCCACAGCCGGTCCGCAGCAGTCCAGTGACTCGCCCCCGAGAAGTGGACCGACACCGATTCCCAGTCGGCCCCTACACTCGGCGCAGACCCAGTGCTTGAAGCATGCTGTCGGTGCAGCCTGTCCGAACCTCTGACAGATGTGGCAACGTGCGATTACCGCCTTCGGTGCAGCCTGAGAGTGAGACTTCGGGGCAGCCTGAGATGCAGTCTGCATTACCGTCTGCAGTTGCATCCCGATTTGAACCCTATGCTCCATACTCCACAGTGTAACACAGGAGCCGTCGGCCTGTCAAGTATACTTCTTCAACCCGGAGTTTAACCCAGCTTCGGGACAGCCTAGGGGGTGCATTGTGAGAGTGTATTGACAGGATGCACCGAAGGCTCGGAGGTATTGTCCCCCCTAGGTTCCCCCACACCCCTTCCTGACCCCCGTACGAACCTACGCGCGCGCGCGTACGCGAGGGCGGCTTCGGTGGTGGTGCTCCAGACAATGACAGGCTGTCCCGAAGCGTGGTGTTAAGAGCCTGTAGGGTGCAGGTGGTGGTGCATGGTACCGCCTGAATATTAAGCCTATTTGAAGTAGTACAAGTACTCAACTACCATACACAGAGGTAGAAATCCTTGTCTCTCGGGCAAGCCATTGGCCGGGGCCTCAGCCGGATGTCGGGGTCAAGGTCGGGAAGCCGGGTATATTATCAGGTTGGCAATATTCAGAAGAGGGGGTAACCATGCATGGCAGGGGCGCC